GTTTCTGGGTCTGCCGGCGGCGTTTGTTATTTTGGTGGAGCAGGTGGGTCAATGAATACTAATATTTCCGCATCAGGTGTATTATCTTCGTCTTGGTATGGTAATGTAGGCGAATCACCTGGCGGCGGTGGTGGTGGTGCGAGTTCATTCGCCACGACTACGACTGTCAATGGAGGAAGAGGTGGTCATGGCCAAATTATAATAGAATGGCAATAAAAAAAATTGATTTTTTCTTATAATTTGATATATATAGGTTAGATGACTAAAGTTGGCATCCTTGTATGTCTCTAAAGGAATACATGAAAATGGGTCTATAATAGACCATTTAAGAAAGAAAAATATATATGATAGTAGTAAAACATCAAAATAATCCGTTATCTCATGCAATTCATCGTGACGAGTTTTTACAACCGTTTGACCAATTATTCGATGAATTTTTTAAAGCAAACGTTCCATCATTTACTCAAGAATTCGGAATAGACTTTTTTGAAAAGGGGTCTTATCCTAGAGTTGATGTTATTGACTTTAATGATAAAGTCGTAATAGAAGCCGAAGTTCCTGGATTAACAAAAGGTGATGTAAATGTTGAAGTTCAACAAAATGTATTAACTGTCAGTGGAGGAAAGAGTAAAAATGTCACTGATATAGAAGGTGGTAAATATATTAAACGAGAATTAAAACGATCAAATTTTCGCAGATCATTTACTTTGGGTGAGAATATTGAAAAAGATACCGTTTCAGCAACATTTGAAAATGGAATTCTTCAAATAACCCTTAACAAAGTAAAACCTGTGATTCCTGAGGTAAGAAAAGTTACAATTAAGTAATCGGTTATATATTTATATTAACCCTCTTGTGTTATAAACATGAGAGGGTTTTATTTTTTTACTATATATATCAAATATGAAAAATATATTTAACTTTGAAAAACTGGTTGGACTATCTTCTCTTTTTATAGCGAGTTGTGCTGCTTTTTTCAGTATTATTGGTATTGGAATGTTATTTAGTGGATCATCTATTGCGGCCATGATTATGGCAAGTTCACTTGAAATAGGAAAACTAGTTGCCACAACATTTTTATACAGATTTTGGAAAAAATCTCAATTTTTTTTAAAGAGTTATCTAATAATCGCGGTGTTGGTTTTGATGTTTATTACTAGTGCTGGTATTTTTGGGTATTTAACAGGTGCGTATCAACAATCAGCATTAGAAATGAAAATTTCCAATCAAAAAATAGAAGTAATAGAAAGTCAAAAAAAGTATTCTCAAGATAAAATTGATGTTTCTAAAAAAAGAATCGAAAATGTTATAAGTTTACGCAATAGTCAGGAATCAAGATTGAATGAGAGTATGACAAATAGTCTTATTGCTAGAAATCCTATACAATTACGTCAAATACAACAACAGACTGCAGATTTTATTGAACAAAGTCAAAAAGATATAGAATCGGAAAATCAAAAGATTCAAAAAAGTATTGACGAGTTACAGTCTTTTGATAAACAAATTACAGATTTGAGAATTAAAAACGGATTAAAAAAAGATATTCAGACATTTCAATTTATTGCAGACGAATTCGGAGTTCAATTAAATAAAGTAGTTAAGTGGTTTATAATCGCATTGATTTCTGTATTTGATCCTCTTGCCGTATGTCTATTAATAGCATATAATACTACATTATTTCCTAAAAAAGAACAAAAGAACGATATGAATGATGATGATTCTAAAAATTATATTTTAAAGAAAGTTCCTGTTGAGAAAGAAGTAATCAAAGAAGTAATCAAAGAAGTTCCTGTTGAAAAGGAGATTATCAAGGAAGTTGAAATTCCTATTGAGAAAGAAGTAATCAAAGAAGTCCATCATAACAATGACGGATTGAAAGGATATTTTTCTTTTTGAATTAAAATTAAATATTTTATTGTTTTTTTCATTTTAAATACTATATTTAGATATCGATACAATTATGGACCAAGCCGATATAAAAGAAATTTTGAATTTATTGAAATCATCACATAAAACTGAAGATTGGGATATTGTAGAAGAAGCAATCTCTTATCTAGAAGAATATTTGGATGAATCCGAATATGATGATTACGACGAGGAATAAGATATGATAATATTATTAAGTATTTTATTGACGATATCTATATGCGTAAATATATATTTAGGAATGTCAGCGGATCGGTTATATGACAAAATAGATACATTATCAAATTGGATGATGGAGTATAAAAAACAGGCAGAAAATACTCTTATAAAATTAAAAGAAATTGATGATAGACAAATTTTTCAAAAAGATGATGAAGTAGGTTTTGTTTTTTCTGAAATTGTAAAATTGATAGAAAAGCTCAACAAAAGAACTGAATGAAAAAAATTAAAAAATTAAAAAAAACCAAAAATGTAAGAAGATTATTATCTGAATTTAAAAAGATAAAAAAAATACGAAAAAAGAATAAACCTTCTATTAGTATAAAAAAGGAAATTACACCTATTTTACCAGTGTTAGATGAAACCAAACCCGTAAAAAAAAGGAAAAAAAGGAAAAATTCATCGACAAAAATGTATTTCACAGAAGATACAGAGAAATATATTATATTATATCATCAAACAGAAGATCAAGCTGTTCGTAATGAAATATATGAAAATTATATTAAAAACGCATTTGATAAATTAGTAGAAAATATATTCAATACTTTTAAATTTACATATTTTGACAACAGCCCATCCGAAATTAAAAAGGAAACGGTAGCTCATTTAGTGGCTAATATGCATAAATTTGAAAAAGGTAAAGGCAAAGCATTTAGTTATTTTAGTATAGTAGCTAAGAATTATTTGATTTTCCATAACAACGGAAATTATAAAAAATTTAATCAACATGTAAATATATCAGATACTCCAGATGAATCTACTGTATGTTTACAAGTGGAAGATGCACATCATAAAAATGTGGAAATGTCCGAATTTATGAAAATTATGATTGATTATTGGGAAAAGAATATCAATAAGATTTTTACAAAAAAGAGAGATTTAGGTATTGCAAATGCAGTTATTGAATTATTTAGGAATGGAAATAGAATAGATTGTTTTAACAAAAAATCTCTGTATTTATATATCCGTGAAATAAGTTCATGTAAGACTCAACAAATAACCAAAGTTATAAATAAAATGAAACATTATCAAAGTATTATAACTAAATCATATTTGGATAAAGGGTCATTACGAGCTGATTTATATAGGTAAAATTACTTCATAACCATATATATAAGATATATGGATTTAGATTTTGAATTATATAAAGGTAAGAAATATTCTTCAGTTTTGAAGGATATTGTAATTAATTCCGATGACAAAAGAAATCAGATTGATATATTGATATCTGATCTTCGTAGTATGATAAAAACCGCCAACGATGCGATTGTCATTGTTCCTTTAATTAAAGATTATTTAGATGTGGGGGTCAGAAATGATGAACAATTAGTAAAATTAGCAGCTATTGTCCAACGATTAATTAGTTCTAATGCACAATCTGGGGAAAACGATTCTGGGTTTGCGTTATCAGATGACGAACGTAAAGAATTGATGAAAGAAGCAGAGAAAATCACTAAAGAATTGAATATCCCATTAGAATTTACTAAAAAATAAATATGTATACAGACGAAAAAAAACAATTTTATGAATTAGAACCGGCAGTGGTATTGGATGTAATTCTCGATGAGAATCATCCAATATTTAAGACTAAAACTGTAATTATGGATAATACATCCGTTCCTGATAAGTTTGACGGAAAGCCGGTTTTAGAAAATTCTATTGATTATTCATGGATCGGAAGAATATTAGTAAGACCTTTGGTATCATTTTATAATATAGATAAAGATAATATAAATGATTGGGCAATTCCGATGGAAAATACAGGCATTATTGAATGTCCATTAGTAAACGAAGTTGTAATTGTTGGAAGATACTTTAAAAAATTATATTACTTCAGAAAATTAAATGTTCCTAATGGATTCTTAAATAATAATGCGGATTTTTCAAAAGAAAGATCATCCGGTCCAGCAAAAATAAATTTGGAAAAAAGGATAGATCCAAATGAAATACCAAGACCGTATCAAGGTCCAGAGTCTATTTTGGTTTCTACTAAATACGCTACAAAAGATGATAAAGGAGTTTTGGGAAGATATTTTGTGGCTAATAAAAATATTAGATCTATAAAAAAATACGAAGGGGATACTGTGATTGAAAGTCGATTCGGACAATCCATAAGATTTTCTGCATATGATTCCAATAGAGATAATGACACAGGCATAACGGAATATAGAGATTATTATAATAAAGTAAAAAATCCATATACAAACAAACCGTCCGGCGGTGGTAACCCAATGATTCTAATACGGAACAGACAAAGACCTATTAAAGATAATTCTACAGAATCTAATCCTGGCGGATTTATATCCGAAGACATAAATAAAGACGGATCGTCAATCCATATTACATCCGGATTAACTCAATCCCCATTTATATCAACCGTAAATAAAAAAATATTTCAATCACCCGACGTATGTCCATTAGAAAATCCTGCATTTTCTCCTAAAGATTCAACTAAGTTTGTTTTTCCAAATAAATTAATCGGAGATCAAATAGTTATAAACACTGATAGATTGATATTAAGTAGTAAAGCAGAAGAAACCTTTCATTTTAGTAAAAAAAGATACGCAATAGCTACAGACGATGAGTATACAGTTGATGCATCGAACCAAATCGTTATAACATCTAATACAAAAACCGTGTTAAATTCTCCTGTAATATTTTTGGGAGAATATAACCAAACAAATGAACCTGCAGTATTAGGACAAACATTAGTAGATTGGTTATTTGATTTATGTAATTGGTTGTTAGACCATAAACATGGAAATAATCATATACACCCACATCCACACGTTCATACACATCCACATATTCATCCAGACCCTCACGTTCATGTAGGCGGCGGCACGGGAGGAGGGGTGACCGGCCCACCAATACCACCTCTTACATTAGATGGTATAACTACAGGTATACCAGATGATGGAACTATCGCTGCTCTAACTAGTATGGCAAGTCCGTTAAGTATAGATACTACGAAAACACTCGGAACTGGTCCTACATTAAATGCCGTGCCAACAAATACATTAAATGCCGCGCCAACAAATACAGAAATTTCTGTAGAACAATTAGCATTACAAAAATTACGGGACTCATTAGGTTTAATTTTGAGCAAAAGAGTATTTTTGACAGGCGGTGGATATGCTCCAGGATTATATTCTTCGGTGCTTACTAAAACATTTATAAATCCATATACAGGAGAAGGAGTTCCTGGTGGATATAAATCTGCTCCATTTGGAAATGTCAGAGGACCAAATCCGTCTGACATTCATAAAAAATTTTCTAATTTATAAAAAGTATGGCAACACTAACACCACCACGATCATTAAATTTATCGAATCCACTTAGCGGTGTTTCAAATACTGCTAATTCTCTCACTGATATTAAATTAGCAAATCCAATTAAAACAGAACCAACAAAGACTGTTTCTGGTTTAAAATATAAAAAACCATTGATTGATTGCACTAAATTTCCACTTTTATCTTTGGATACAATACCATGTCCTCCTTTACCTGAAAGACCAAAGATAGGATTGCCTAGTAAACAGGAATTAGTAAATAGAGCTACCCAATTTATACCGAAAGCTCCCGATTTACCATCTATCCCAGGACTTCCGACTTTGCCTTCAATTAATCCTACAAATGTAGTCCAAAATGAAATTAAAAAATTGGGATTGGTTCCGTGTCCAGCCGTTCCAAGTTTAAACGCTTTAAAAGGTATAATACCTGCATATAAAGCACAGATAAAACTTTGGTTAAATGAACCAATTACATTGCCAAAAATCAAAGATTTGCTTCCTAATTTACCTACAATTCCTAAACCGCCATATTTTACCTTACCATGCGATTTTAAAAAACCCCCTACACCATAAATTACATATCAATTAATCTAATTTTATTTGATAATTATACTATATGAAGACCAATGAATTAAAATCTATAATAAGAGGCATTATTCAAGAAGAATTAAAATCTATATTGCCTACTATGATACCACAGATATTAACCGAAATCTTGTCTAATAACGTTAAAGGCAGTATCCAAGAATCATCTAAATTGAAAGAATCTATTCAAACTCCTACGGTGTCTCAACCTACAAAACAGTTTAAAAAGTATACAAGCAACGAAACATTAAATAAAATATTGAATGAAACTGTTGGGGGCGTTCCAAAAGAAGGATCATTTGTAGGATATTCAAGTCCTATACAATCCTCTGATGGAAATTCTTTTTTAAATGAATCTGTAGAACAAATTTCAAACACTGTTAATGATGAACAGTCAAAAGTTCTTGGAATCATCAACAAAGATTTTAGATCTTTAATGAAAGCAGTGGATAGAAAGAAAAAACAAGGTAATATATCCTCTCCGATGGTTCAAACTGAATAAATATGACTACTATAGGATTAACTTTACCGATACAAAAGGGGAACAGTGGATATTTTCAACAATCATATGATTCGTTGACACAAATCCGTTCTAATTTATTGAATTTTTTTAATACCAAACCACTTGAACGTAGATTTAATCCAGAATTTGGCACAAGACTCTATAATTTTTTATTTGAACAAAAAACAGAAGATTTTGAGGGAATAATAAAAAACATCATAACAGAAGATATGCAAACTTGGTTTCCAAATGTTTTTGTGAATCAAGTATTTTTAGATATTTCTTCTGCCGAAAAAAACAATGATGTTAATAATTATATAATAAGAGTAAAAGTTCAATTTACATTTAATAAACAAACTAGTAGTTTTTCATTTGTAACTACCAATAATATATAATTAATATGCCTGATACTATACAAAAATCATTTCAACCTCTAAATAAAGATGTTAAATATCTAAATAGAGATTTTAATTCTTTTAAACAGGGATTGATTGATTTTGCGAAAAATTATTATCCAAGAAGTTATCAAGATTTTAGTGATGCATCACCTGGCACTATGTTTATCGAACAGGCATCATATGTTGGAGATGTTTTGTCATATTATATTGATTATCAGTTTAAAGAAAGTTTAATGCCATATGCAGAAGAACGAAAAAACGTTTTAACATTGGCAAAATATCTTGGGTATAGTCCTTCATCAACAAAATCAGCAACTACCCAATTGGAACTTTTTCAACTAGTGCCATCGAAAATAGATAATAACGGAAATTATATTCCGGATGATAAATATGCACTATCATTAAAACAATTTGCGCAATTTGAAAATATATCCGGACAAAAATTTCTAACAAATGAACCAATTGATTTTTCGATTGATACGAAGTTTTCACCAAGAGAAGTAACTATATATTCAAGAGATTCATTTGGAGTTCCACAATTCTTTTTATTAAGAAAAGTAGTAAATGCATTTGCGGGTGAATTAGTTGTAAAAACAGTGTCAGTTGGTAATTCTTCTCCTTTTTATAAAATAGAATTTGATGAAACAAATGTTTTAGAAATTGTAGAAATAAAAGATAGTAACAATAACAAATGGTATGAGGTAGATTATTTAGCACAAGATGTCATATTTACAGATATTGATAATATTGAGACTAATGACGGTAGTTTTTATATATATAAAACAGAAGTTCCTAAAATAATGAAGTCATTGAGAACTTCACGAAAATTTACAAGAAATATAACTGCAAATAATACAACATATTTAGAGTTTGGAGCAAATTTAGACAATTTTTCTGACGAAATTATTTATCCAAACTCTGATATAATTGGCATCGGGTTATCTAATATATCAAATATTGATATTTCATTAGATAGTAGTAATTTTTTGAAAACAAACACCTATGGCATATCTCCATCAAATACTACTTTAACTATAACTTATATATTAGGGGGTGGATTATTATCTAATTGTAATGTAAATGAAATTATAAGAATAAATTCTTACAATTTATTAAATGATGCATCATCGTTTACTCCGATTGAACAAAATTTATTTAATACAATGGTTCAATCTTTGAGAGTTAATAATTTCATACCTGCGACAGGCGGAAAAGACGAAGAAAGCATTGAGGAAATTAGACAAAATGCAATATCATTATTTGTTTCTCAAAATAGAGCAGTTACTAGAGACGATTATGTGGTTAGATCTCTTTCTATGCCTTCTAGATTCGGCAGTATAGCAAAGGCATATGTAAAATCGGATGTGGATTTGAATTTTAATTTACAAAAAAATGTAAGTGGATTTGTAGACTATAACAATAATGCTACAGGTACAACTAATGCTATTGAAAA